AGTTTTTGTAAGACTCAAAACTTGAGCATGTTTTGCAAGGGTGGCTTTCAAAAGCTTTACCTGTTTTAAGATCTTTTCTTAATGTCTTAATTTGATGTGAATTAAAGATTTCAGTTAAACTGCTTTCAGGATACTTGCCAATAATTAAACTGTTATCAATAGATGGACAGCACGGTTGGACAGCGCCATCATGATTAAGTATTAATCTTACGTGAGCCTGGAGACAAGATTGCCGCTCGGCTGTTCTCTCTTTATGTTTTAGATCGGTTAGGTCTTTGTTGACTCTACCCTCTACCATATCTCTTATAGAAACTTGAGCTTCAGGCCAGCGTTTTTTTACTTCCCCATATATATCTTCATTTTTATTTAGACTAGTTCTAACCGCTTGGATTACTAACTGTGTCTTATCTCGGATAGGAAAATTATAAAACTTATCAATGTTCTTTGTGCTTAAATCATGATTACCTTTAGCTCTTTGCTTTTCAAATACATCTTTAATAAAGCTGTCATAGCTAACCTTTACTTTTGTCAGCGTGCACATTGCTATAAAGATATCGTCTTTGTTTGTATCGAACTTAAAGTTAGAATTTAAAATCCTATCAATGAAATTAAACTCAGAGCTGTATTCTACAATTTTAGAAAAGTAAGGATTCTGTGTTGCCTCGCCCCTGTAATTAAACTTAAGACTAGAAACTCCTATATGACTTGCCTCTTCAATTGCTCTTTTAGCTAATGCTAAATCCATAACCCCACGTTTAAAAGGTAGGTTCTTTGGGTCACTATGATAGCAATAACCACAAGCCATATTACAGGCACTAGATAATTCAAGGGATAGGTCAACTGGCACTTTTAAAGGCAGTAGATTGCCATAACGATATTTCAGTCTGTACAAGGTGTTTGCTATATTCATAGTTTAGATTGCACTATATGACTATATTAACTGTCAAACACTAAGTTAAATCTTTAACTAAAAATGAGCCGTCCAACGCACAAGAGGTATCGCCAAATGAACCTACTGTGGCCGTTGCATACATTTGTATTCCAAAAAAGTTTTTACCAACGGCCACAGAGGCAACGGCGCTTATAATGGTTGTAGGAATATAAACGTTGTAATTGTTACCGTTTTCTAAAATATGAGCTGTATGACTTATTGAGCTTATGGTGCTTAGAGATGTAATTGTTAGGCCATACATGACATTAAACCTAAAAGCTACTACTGAAGCCGTTGGAGCTACTAAAAAAGAAAAGTTGTTTTCTGTACCGGAAAATTGAATGCCCTCAAAACATACAGGCCCACCATACTTAGACCAATATTGAAAAGCAAAAGGAGTAAAAGAGCCCGTTCCATTTAAAGAACCGGACGTAGCTATGTTTGATAGTAGTACATGCTTACCTATTGTTGCGGTATCGGATGAGGATCCAGTCACAACGGCAGGGCCTAGATAATCCCAGTTCATACCGTTAACGCCAAAATTACATGAGGTAATGCTATCTATAAATAGATCAAGCTCGGCAGCTGAAATTTGAAACTTAATAATATTACTACCCGACGTTTGATGAAAGTTAATATTGTTTGTATACGTCTCTCTCCAAGGATGTTCTGAAGTACCTAAGTCATAAGTTAAGTCTGAAACCGTTGCCGTTGCTTCAGTTATTGGTAACAAAGTACCTCTATGGTTAGACAGATTATTATTTATTTCAGTAGCCTTGGCCTTGGTGCCAGCCACAAAAGTTGTGTACGCGGTTATTGTACTAGGCATAAAATCCCCTTGTTATTTTAATCATTATTAAGACCACCCTACTATTGCTACTCTAAATTTTACAAAAATTATATCGTTTGTGGTCCATGTAAATGGAACTGTACTTGAAAGCAAAGCGTCAGCGCTTCTCGTATCGGCTAAGCGCAAATGGGTTGAGTTTGCAGCGTAGACTTTACCGGTGTATGAATTGGTACCAGCGTCACCCATACCCAAAGTTCCTACAGTACCGGCAAGACCTATTGCTTCATAGGTCCCATCAATTACCTCGGCACCTGGAATAGTCAAAAGAACGTCTCCAGTGATGCCTGAAGTACTTCCTAAAACAAATTGCACAACGCCTACCATTTCTCGGCCCTCTCTATAATAACTGCCGCTTTGAATAGCATTGCCGACCGTAACACCGCTCCAAGCTGGCGTAAAAGTAACTGGCGTTCTGTCAACGGCACTTACTTTTGTTTCAGTACCGCTTGAGTTTAGTGCGTAAAAAAGGCCGTCGGTTTTTGAATACAAATTATAAGAGCCCGTTGTAGGATTAAGACTAGGAGTAGTAGCAAGACCTTGAAAATGAGCCTTGTTACCTAGAAATAAATCCCTCCATTGATATTCATCCGTGCCAAGATCGTAAGTATTATCAGTTGCGGTTGCGGTTGCTTCAGTGATCGGTACTAAGCTGCCTCTATGGTTAGACAAGTTAGCGTTTACCTCTGAAGATTTTATTAAATTACCAGCAACAAAAGTTGTATATGCGGTTATAGTACTAGGCATTAGTTTTCCCTTGCTATAAAATTATTTTCTAACGTGTCTAAATTAATATTTATATTAATTAAATTATATTCTTCGCTGTCTAGTTTAATAGCATCCCCTGTTTGAAGGTCCCATATAAGGTCGCCCGTTGCAATAACAGAGGTTGCATCCCCCCAATTGTTTAGGTCCCATAAGTTTTCTGGCTCAACTGCACTTGTGTCATAAGATATTTTGCATAAATCTAGAATATCAAGGCCTGGTACAAAAGGAGTATTAAACTCTATTTCTTTTTTCAAACTAGATACATCATTAAAAATATTAGTTACTAAAGTACTAGCCACAGTTGAGGTAGCAACAAAGGTGTTCTCTAGGGATATAGAGCGCCGCCCTAGTATCCAGGCCAGGTTACCGCCGTCAACTGTTAGGCTTGCTTGTAGGACTTGGTAGCTAGATATTGTATCTGCTTCTTTGTATTTCAAACTTACTCTAGAATAAAACTTACTATACTTTGGACCGAACTTTTTAATGCTCTTTATCTGTACTCCATAAGTGTTGTCTGTAGTTATCCCAGGGCCGTTAAATTCAAACTGACTTGTTGTAGTATTGGCCGCTCTAGATACAAATCTAAAAACACCTTGCGAGTTTACATAACCTAAGTAGTTTTCAGCTTGTGATATTTTTTCTATTAAATCCCATAAACTTAAATCTACTAAAGCAGCACTAGAGTTTGTGTTTAAATCTGCATAAATACTAGTAGTAGCTTCAATCTCCCAATTGGAAGTTGTGTTTTCAAAGAAAGGTCTGAATACATAATTGGCCGCGCCGTCGGTATGGTCTCTAATATTTTCCATTAACTGTGAGGCTGTTAATCCTGTACTTGTAAAGCCTGTTAAATCATCGGCTGGGAATTGTCTAAATATCTCCATTAACGGCATCACGTTAAAGTTTACATTTGTTTTGTCGCTATAATTAACATCCCCTGAAATAACACCCTTGTATAAAACAACGGTCGCATCCCAGTCATTAGCTTCGTCCCAATAACTCCTATCCCATACAGAGTTATCAATCTCGGATTTTTTATAAATACCGTCGGAACCTAAAGAGCTAGTTAAATAACCGGCTTCTATTTTAAACAAAGACCTTTGTTGTGTTGCATAGTTAAACCAAACACTAGAAGGATTGTCCTCTGGGTTATATTTGCCATCAATATTAGAAAGCACTATGGAGTTAGATCCAAAGTTAATCTTATTAAATCTTGAGGCATCTATAGAAATACCTATTGAACCGAATTTAATTACATCCTTTGTAATTTCAAACCAATCACTTTCATAAGAGCCATCGGCATTCATGCGCTTTATAAAAGCTTTTCTAAAAACCGTGCTCATGCCTGCTTTAAGTTCTTTGGATAGTCCCATTAAACCTCACTCAACTTAATTGAGCCTTGAAAACCAGCGGCCAAATGATTGTCTGAGTATTGTTCGAAACCAAAAGAGCCAGTCCATACACAAGGGAATGAAACTTCATCCCATGACGTTGAGGTTCCAAAGGCTGTAAATATAAACTCATTCTTACTATCGTAAACAGTTCTTAGGTTGTTCTTAAAAGCGGTTGAAATATATTTAAGCTTAATGTCAGTGGACTGAGTTCTAGCTACCACGTTTACTTTAATTGCACCGTTGGATAACTTGTGTACCATTTCTTTAGAGTTTACCAATGGCTTGTAACTCTTAGCGCTCGGTATCTTTACAAAGTCTAATAGTAAATCACTTGCTACAAATTGTCCTATTGCTTTTTCACTATCAGCTACCTGAGTAGTCTTTGCATCTAATGTAATACTTGAAACGTTTGCAGTAGTGCAAAACAAATACATACTTGTTTCTGAGTTTGTTGACCAATCACTAGCGCTTGTATCAGCACTCGTTAATGCAAAAGTGTTAGCAGTTACACCATTATAGAATATAGAAAAAGACTTATAATTAATTCCATACAAAGCAATTCTAGATACGCTTTGAGTTTCATCGAAAGTAATTGTAAAGCTTGAGGTTGTTAAATCATCATTAAATTCGGCAGATACATACTGACTAGTTTTGTCTCTGGTAAATATATTACTAACTGTTAATGAGCCGCTTGAGATTGTTAATTGAGAGGTTGTATCTAGGTAGTTAGCTTGAATAAATTCCATTAGAAAGTCCCTTCATCAAATGAAACTGATTCGTTTCTTTGTCTTAATCCTAATAACTCTTGATCAATCATTTTAGCAAACTCTCTTGCTTGTTGCTGGTCGCCGAGTACTGGGCCTGTAAAATTAAACGTATTACTGCCGCCGCCTACACCGCCGCCGCTGTCTGGATCAAAGTCATCGGGTAAAGGAATTACGGCCTCGTCCCTACCGCCTTCGCCAATGATTGCATTTGTTCCACCCGAGCTAGCAGTAACAATACCGCCTTCAGCTAATTTTATTCCAGATACTTGCGCTGCTTGAGCCGCAAATGATGCTCCGACCGCTGCCGCTGCCGCAAAGTTAAACGGTGGGGGAAACGCTGCTAATGCTTTTGAAACCCCTTGAGGTGCCGCAATTGCAATTTGTGTTAATGCCGCGGCCTTTCCAACTGTCGCTAATGTTTTATTACTAGAGTTTTGCATGCCTGAAATTCTACTTAAAGACGATGCTCTTGCAGATTCTTTTGCTTTGTCTAAGGCGTCTTGTGCTGCCGCTCTATTTTTAGAACCCTTTAATTCAATACCTAGCATCTTAGCTTGTTGCTTTTGTGCCTCAGTAACTTCATTGGTTCTAGCTTTTGTTTTGATTAGTGCTAAATTTAATTGCGCTTGCTCTTCTTTTTCAAGCTCCTCTTGGCGTTTTATTTCCTCTTGCTCGGCTTGAATTGCATCTATTTCTGCAAGCTCTTCATTTAAAAGATTTTTCCTATCCTTAATTATAGTGCCCATTTCATCCATGCCCATGGATGCCATTTCTTTAGCTCTCTTAAACTCGCCTTGAGTTAATAAAGTAATAGACTCAATGGAAGCGGCAAGGCCGGTACCAATTAACTCACCTAATCCTGCAATAGTATTTTTTAAGAACACAAATGTTTGAGCTACAAACTTAGCTACACTGGCAAGATTTGATAAAAAACTTGATGAATTTTGGGCTTCTTCTCCTAATGTATTTAAGTTTTTTGCAGCTAAACCAACAAAGGGAGCAAAGGCTTTTCCTACTAGTTCTAATACATCGCCCATTGTATTTTTTAATTGAGTTAAAGCACCCAAACCTTTTGTTGCAGCTTCAGCTTGGCCGCCAAATTTACCGCCAAGTGATTCAGTCACGGCAGCTAGTTTCTCACTCGCACTTAAGCTAGTATCTATTTCTACGCCGTATCTACTTAAAGCATTTGTACTTGAGCCAACTGTTTTACCAACTAAATCAGCGGCAGTTTTTAAATCTACTTTCATGGCTGAAGCAAAATCAAGAGTAGCTTTTAACAAATCTTCAGTTACCTCTTCTTGACCTAAGTATGCTTGTAGTTGGCCCTGAGCACTGATTATATTTTCATCCCCAAAGGTTGTAACTTTTTGAAGAGACGATGCTAGCTCTTGATATTTCTTTGATAGTTGTGGCGTGAAAATACCTTGTTGTACTAGTGATTGATTCATTGAATTTATAGCTAGCTCTTGTTCTTTATATGCTGCTAGGGATGCAGTTAGCCCAGCAATTAAAGCTGCACCTGCTACCTTAGCCGCACCTGCAACACTTCCAAGACCATTTTTTATTGCACCCAAAGTTTTTGAGCCAGTCTCTTTTATCTTTATTAGTAGCGTTGCCTCTTGTTTAGCCATATTTCATCCTTAAACTATCTTTTTTTAGCAAGCTTTGTTTCTTCTTCAGTACCGCATACAATCGTTAAAAGGTCTAAAGTAAAGTCCTCGGCGTCCGATTTTATAACTTCAGAGGGCCGCAATCCATACCTTTTACAAATAGCGTCTAGCTCTACTAGCTTTTTCCTAGCTAAGTATTTAATTTGAGGTTTTTTTTTCCGTAGGTGTAGACGTTTATCTGTTCATAGAGACTATTACATAAGTCCCAATGTAATAATAAGTTATCGACAAAAAGAACGCCGCTCTCTGCTTCGGTTTCTTTTCTTACAAGTTTAGGCTCAATAACCGCATTCATGAATACGTCTCTGTAATGTTCTTTGATTTTTTTAAAAGCTACTTCGCCGGTCTTTTCTCTTTTCTGTTCATAGATTTGATAATGCTGAGCCAAAGATTTAGAGCCGTCCATGTAACTAAAGGGATCTAGCTTTTTAATTTTAAATATAATGCCTTCAATCTTAATAAGCTTTGTCTCGCTTATAAGGTCCTGCACTGACTTTTTATCAAACCAGCTTTTTTTCATGTAAACTATTAAAGCTGCTCCAAACAATATTAGAACAGCTATTAATAAATAATCAGATACTTGCAATGTCATTTGTTAAATCCAATTGTACCGCGTAGCCGGTAGCACTTGAAATATCTCTAAGTACATTAAAAGATACTTCGCTTGATAATATTTCATCAGGTCCGCCAATTTCTGGGTCCCCTGCATCGTTAATTTGTACTAAAGGGTATCTAACTTTAATGCCCTCTCTTGCTACTGAGCCGGTCATTGTCGCCGCTTGAAACTCAAGCTCTACTGCAAGCTCTGTACTTGCAAGCATTGCATCGTAGGCCGTTGTAGTATCAAATCTAATAGTCATTGATAAAGGAAGCGTTGCAATCCCTACAGGTAAAACATCCAAAGTATCTGAGCCGATTCGTCTTGCTTCAGCGTCCCCTTTTAGGTTGTTACCTATTCCAAAATTTACAGATTGAACATGCCAAAAACTTGAACTTGTTAGGCTTGCAAAAGAAGCCTCTACACTCACTCGACCATTAACAAAACTTAATGGACTCATTGATGTAAAAGTTAAAGTTGAGCAAACATCATTTGAAGTTGAAGATGAGTCTTTACCAATAAAAGCTAATGACATTTTCAAACTATCATCAATCTCGGCAGAAAAGTTTAATTCATTAACTCTTAAGCCGTTGTATTCAAATATCTTAGCACTGGCTGAGTCACCTTTTCTTAGGTTAGCACTCAATGATTTATTTGTTTGATCCATTGAACCAATTTCAAATACATGAGTTATTGCTGAACCACCAGCTGTTTCGCCCGTTGCCGTTGCTGAAGTTACGGTACCGCCAAAGGCGTTTTGTAAAAGCCAACCGGTAGCTGTTAATCTTGAATAAACATAGGCCTCTAAACCGCCTTCAATTATTTTTCCCATTCTCATATGCTGAGAGTATACTCTGGACTTTTCTAACTGCTCTAAGATTTTACCCTCTTGAGCCGTCTTTAATCCTTCAGATATAAACGGAAGGCCGGCAGTTGTAGTCACCATAGTTCCATAAGTTGTTTCACGCCCTAAAGCTAAATATGATTCTGTACTTACTATTGATCCCTGTCCGACTGCCATTTTAAACCCTCGCTATGTATTGATAGAAATGATCTTTACCAATCATTTTCAATTTATTATCTACTTTAGATATAAACTCTAAAGCCTTGTTTTTCTCTTCTAGTATTTTAAATACTACTTCTTTATCATCTTCTTTATATTTATAATTCATTACTTTGTCTAAGCTTGCAATTCGTGGAGTACTTAAAACTGTGTTCTTACTACACTGTACTACAGGCATGTTAAAAGTTTTAAGGTATTTGTCTAACCAAGACGCTGAAAAGTATAGATTATTCGAGGTATAGCAGTCCTTCATATTCCTATTAACTAAGTATAGGTGCCGCATATAATTATATTTGCCGTCGCCTGTACTATCAAAAGAGTAGTAGCCACTGTTTGGCATCCATGAATAATCATATCCAATTAAGCCCATTACATCATAACCAAAGAAGTTTTTACGCCCTTCGTTATCAGACTGGATCAATAGCACTAGCATTTGATTTGAAACGTTAGTAGCTGCCGGTATTACATTCGGACATCCTGATAAACCTTGAAACTCGACCTCTGAATTAATTGAGTCTTTGTTTACAGTAAAGTACATGTCCTTCCAGTTTCCGTTATCAGCCCATTTTGTATTTGCACAAACACTAACAAACAGTGTTGTATTTTGTAGCTTGTCTTTAACTGGCTCCATATACTTTTCATAGTTTACATTCGCATCGGCAACAAAACAATAAGTTGGCTCAATGCCATGCTCTAGTAAGTGCATTAGTGTTTTGTCACAACAAAGAATGTCGCAATTATCTTTGTTCTTTTTAATCTCTTCGATATTTTCCTCAAAAGAAAACCCGTTGGCTACACAAAGAATTGATCTGCCTACCCCAACGTTTTCAAAATCTCTTAAAGACTTCATTTTAAATTTAGAATGATGTTTAGCATTTGCTTGCCAAATATCCTTCCATTGATTGTAAGCGTTTTTGCTTTGTTTGATTGTTGCTTTTTCGTCCATTTTCATTAGTAGTGCGCCTTTGCTTCTAAGGTTAATAGTCCAACTCTAAAATGTGTATCCTCACTAACAGGATAAGAATGGTAAGTAACTGCCGTAGGTTTAGAGTGCAAAACCAAACCGTTGAAAGTAGTATCTGACTGCCTTAATACTAGCTCAATATTTTCCATTAATACCTCGCAATCGTCATCGGCAGGATCCCCCACTACATCGGCAAAATTATCATTCCATAATATGCCTGCTATTTTAATCTCTATTAAACTTTGTCTTTTACCGTTATCCTGGTTTGTAGCTATGTCTATAAGATCTATGCTTTTGTTGTCATAGTAAACAGATACACAAGGGTAAAAACTAGGTTGTGGCGGTATTAACTCAGGATTGATTTTTAATATCTTTTGAACATTTGTGGATAAGTTTGTGGATAACGTTGTTGTTATCACAGCATCTAATTGTGCTTTTATTTGTGTTTTAATTCCAGGTAGGTCTAGTGCTCTTGCTGCCATTACTTGCCTTTCACTATAAATGCTAGCGTAACTTTACTTATGCTTTCTGCCGCTTTTCTACTCAACCACATAAATTGCCTTTCTGGCAAGTCGCCTAATCCTTCGTCGTGAGCCTTAGCATAAGGGAAACCGCTTCTAGTTTTAGCAGGATTAAATAATTCTATTCCAAGTGGGTTTTTTCTAATGTTTGTTTCTCTTATATTTAATTTTAGATTGCCGGTATCTTGCAAAATATTATTGCCGCCTTTACCAATAGCCTTCATATGCTTATCGTAAAAATCAGACCAACGCTCCCATTTGCTCTTTGGGCCTTGTTGCTTTTCAAAGTGCTTTGTAACATCCTTTATCATTATGGCAGCAACAACTCCCATGTAAGCTTTATCTCTCTCCGTAACATCCCCTAGCTTCTTTGACATACCAGCGAAAAACTTTGTTGCTTTTCTGTTATCAAATTTGATTTCGGTATCGGCCATTAGTCTCTACTACTTTTAATTGCGTCCAACTTATCCGAATCTACAACCCAACTTAATTCATCGTCTTCAGCAAATGTTTCAGTATAGGAATCTGTGTTAGATAAAACTCTATAAGCTGTATTACTAAAATCAGATATTACCGAGCCAGCTGTATTTAAAAGATCTGACTTGTATTCTTGAACAAGCGTTAGGTTATCTAGGGCCATGTCTCGGTACTCTTTACCGCGCTCTCTAGACTCTTTGCCGCCACGCCCATTATTTTGATATAGGTAGCCAAGGCTCAGCCATTCGCACCACGTAGTCAATAATGGCGGCACTGAGCCCACTGTATTAAAGGAAGCAATATCATATCTCTTAGACAGATATTTATTTATTTCATTTTCAGACCATGTAATACATTTGTCCGCTAAAGCTGTAGTAACTGAATCAAAGGTAGTTCCAATTGCTAAAGTTTGCAGTGATGTTGTTGTACAATAAAGTCCCATGTAAATCCTTTATAAAAGTCCGGCTTTAATCATTCTTTGTTGTAAGGTTTTGTCTTGTTTTAAATTACCGTGAACATTTTGAAACGTTTTGCCGCTGGCCATTTTTGTAACTTTTAATACTAAGTGTTTGTGTATTTTATAAGTTATTGATTCAGGCACTTCGGCTAGGCTTTCTACTCTTGCCGTTTCATTTGCTCTTGAAAGTTTCTTTAGATGCTCAGTCTTTGCTGAGCCTACCTCTTCAATAGTCTTTGCTTTTTCTACAGGTATATCGCTTTTTTTAATGCTTTTTCTTGCTCGAGCCATTTTGTAAGTCTCCTAATATTAATGTTTGTTTCCAATATTAAAGGTGGCTTATAGGGAAAAAGCAACTAAACCCTATAAGCCGTGCGCATAAATTTATGGCAATTTTATTATGGTGCTACGCCAGCAACTAGATAACCCGAAAGTGAACTAACTATTTTAATTGCATACTCTTTTCTAACTTCAATTGCTTCTGATTCTCTCTCTTCAACTCTCCAACGCTTAACTGGCGCTTTAGCTTTTTCAAAGATATACCCAGCACTTGGAGCTTTTGGAGAAGCTCTAGGCGGTTTATATCCTAAGAAAGCATGCTTAGGCCACATTTGAGCTACTGAAGATGTAAGCCCTTCAGCCGCAGAATCTAATTGAGCATTGGAAACTAAAAGCTCACCAACTCCGAAAAGACTTGCAAGCATAGACTCGCTGATTTCAGCACTTGTGTACTTAACTCGGTCCAATACATTACTGTTATTTTTAGCAAGTACAAAACTGTCTCGACCTAAAATAACATAGTTTGGCATTTGACCAGAGTTAGCAAGTACAACACTCGCTGCCGTATCAAGATCTGCAATTGGATTAGCAGTTAATGTTAAATTGTTCCAACTCAAAGCTGAAGATAAAGAATGCGTAAGACTCCAAGACGTTTTAGTGAATAAATCTATAAAAGATTTTTCTTTTCTACGCATGATAGCATCAGTTAATTCTTCAGTTGTATCAGCTCTTAAATCAGAAACGTCATAGTTTTCAACATCACTATCTGAAACAAAATCAACAAGTGCATGTTTTTCTAAAACATAACTAGAGTTACTTACTTCAAAATAATGCTCTCTGGCTTTTGCGCCATTAGCTCTACTTGTTTCAGGAATTCTAAAATTTCTATCATAAACTCTATAAAGATCAGAGTCCTTTTTAACATTTACGGCAGGGAAAGCTTTATGAGCTATAAACTCATTGTTGCTATACCTAACAGAAATATTCGAAAGGAGCTGATCCACATGTAATTTACTTTTAACTGGCATGATTTAGTCCTTTCTTAAACTCTGTCAAAACCTGGCATTACGTAAACATTTACGATAGCTCCAGCGGTTGCAGTTGCATCTACTAAAATACCTACATAAGCATTTGCAAGGGTTAGAGCAGTTGTAGTATCTGCTAAAGTGAATGGCGTACCTTTACCAGCTGTATCACCGGCAACAAGGCCTGCGGCTGAAACGGTATCCGAGAAAAAGCATTTCGCAATACTTCCAGGACCATGAACAGGGATGCTTGACGTTGTGTCTAGTACATCATTATCCGTGATTCCAATAGGAAGAACTAAACCATTAGCAGGATATGCTACTGTGTTAGCTGCTGAAATGCCCACAATTCTATAAGCGGCAAGAGTAGTAGCTACTCTAAAACTTAAAGGTGAGTTTGACATTATATTATCCTTTCATAATTTGAGTGTAGGCTTGTCTATAACTAACTTTGTTATCAGTCATATATTTTTCAATTTTCTTTTCTGTTAAATCGGCTTGCTTTTCGCCTTCAGTTGAACTTTCTTCTAAGTTAACATCCGAAGCACTATGCAATTTTAAGATTTCGTTTAACAAATCTCTTTTGTCTAATTCTTTATCGTTAATAGAATAAGATTTTTTTTCTTTTCCTAATAATTCTAAAACGTATGGTTTCATTGAAGGAGTAATCTCGTCAATAGAATCAACGTGTTTTTCTAATTCAATATCTTCTCTTTTAGCAGTTTCTTTTTCTAATTCTTGAGAAAACTTTTTTACTTCAGCTTTAAGAGAAAGTAATTCTTTTTCTTTTTCGCCATCTATTGCTGCGCCTTCTTCTTCAGCGTTTTCTTTTGCTGCAAGTTTTTCCATAAGCGCTTCAATCTTAGCTTTTAATTCTGCAATTTCTTTGTCTTTATCATCCATTTTAAATTTCTCCTTCGAAGGGAATAAGTATTTTTTTACAATTGCGTCTTTATTATTATCGGCACAGTTTTTATAAATCTGCAATATATCAGATAGGTTTTGAACTGCCGGCATATCAGCGCCGAGTAGTGCAACGGCTGATAAGAAATGCTTGTAGCTTTTCCCATTCACCGCGATATCCCAATATATTTCACTCGATACCTTTTTATAAGCACCACGCTTTATTAGTTCCATTATCTTTTCTGGAACATTTGTAAAACATGCTACAAGTTTATCTTCAATTCTCTCAAGACTTTTAACCCAACCGGCAGCCGGCAAGCCATCGGTTTGCAATAACTTTTGGTCTGAGTCATGTCCTAGTTTTAAAAACGGCTTCATTGTTTCTTTGTTTTCATCAAAAGCTAGTTTCATTTGGTCTAGGTCATCAATGGTATAAGTGTCTCCATTCCAAGTACCCGCTGCAAAAACTTCAACGCCTTCAATTTCAAACTGCTTTCTAACAGTAGACTTAAGCTCTTTGTCTTCAGCGTATTTTCTTACTGAAGCTTGACTGTAAAGTTTCTTGTTTGAATCAATCCAATTAAAAGCATTAGTTTCGTCGAACATAGTTTTAGAAAATCTAATTGCTTGAGTAATAAGAGCGTCATCTGACTGGCTTCTTTGCTTAGCTAAAAAAAGCGTTATGCCAGGCTCAATGTCTCTTTGAAAAAAGGTATCAAACATATTAGTTTCTTTAAAAACATATTCTATTGCTGTCTCATCAGTTACAAATTTCCCCATATTAACTCCATTTATTAATTTTAGTTTCTTATTAAATTCTCTCTAGCCAACTAACACCGGCAGTTACATCCCCGCCGCCGCCGCTTCAGCTACTAGAGATATATATTCTATGCTAATGTTATCATCGGTATGAGTTTCCCACCCTCTGCCTGCATTATAAAAGGCAGCCGATTCAGCACAAATCTTTTCAGTAACTCGCCAAAGGCAGATACCATGGGTGGGCTTATTTCTTTAACATGTATTCCATGATTTGTGCCCGAGTCTTCACCCGTAACTATCTCACCGCTTGACGTTTGTATCTTTGTAAAATGTGGCATTATTGTTTACTAAACCCTTTCCCTTTTTCTGCTTCTATGAACTCATCTATATTTCTTTTGCCAACGCCTTTGTCTGGCTTAAACTCTTCAAACTTAGTTATTGGAATTAAAACAGATCTGCAATTAAAGTGCATTGGAGGAATTGGCTCGGTGCCTGCCTTAAACTTTTTACCATGTAAGCCTCTACAAATCTCAGTTGTCCTATCATCTAATATTGCAGAGTACTGGTATCCTGAAACTACTCCAGAGTCCTCAAAGAATGCTACCCTACCTTTATTAAGAACTTCAGTAGTCTTTGTTCGAGCAAACCTTTCAAGAGCAACGGCTGAATCCTTTTTACCTTCAGTGCTTATAATATCAATTACACTAGAGATTGGTCGGCCATCTTTAATAGCTGCAATCATTTCTACTCTGGCTTTTTGAGTTACTTTAAATTCCCAATCACCTATGAATTGAAACACTTCAGCTTCTAGTATCTTTAGAAATTGTTCATCTACAATAGGTGCTGCAAAGTCAGACTTGAATAATTCAGTTTGAGCTAATTGCTTGCCATCTAAGTATTGTTTCTTAAGTCCCTTTTTAAGTAATAGCTTTAAGTCTTTTAGCTTTCTTAGTTTAAGAGTCTCAAGCCTTTCTATGTTTCCAGTTTTAAGAATCTTTTTCTTTTCTAATTGGTCAAATAGGTCCTCATAGATTGCTTCGATTAAAGGCTGAGCTTCAGCTTTTATTAGATCCATATTACTATCTAGTGATCTTGCTACTTGTTTAAAATCTACTTTCTTATGGAAGTCTCCTGAAGGCTCAGCAAAAGGATTACCCTTAGCAAAAGCTTGCATCTTGTCTATATCATTCGGTAGCAAAGTCGTGTCTTCATTGCTACCAAAGGCCCCCCCTGGATTTGATACAGGCTCATGCGAAGCTTCTACTACGTCACCTTCAGGAAATTTTACAATACCTCTAAAATGATTTATTTCTTCAGGATTAGGTTTGTAAGCCTTTCCTTTAATTGCTTCTAGCCAAACTTTAGCAGCTGCCAAAGCGTCGTCGTCTTCAATAGGTTTAAGTTTAAACACTGGCATTTCTTCTAGGAAGCCAAAGTTATGAACTGTTATAGATTTAATTATATGTTTGTTTACTATGTCTTCTACTAGCTTTCTGCGCTTTTGAATATGCTTAGCATATAGTTGGAATTGTTGTTGTCCTAAACTAAAAGAGCCGCCGCTTGTTTCACTACCTTGAAAGCCCATTAGATCTGGCACAAATAAAGCCCGACCTATAAACATGTTAAAGAGATTTATTCCTTTTATGTAAGCCTCTCCTGTATTCCCATGAGTTAGAAATTCAACTTCTAATTCTTTAGGTATTACTAGGGCAGTCTTTTGTTGGAACTTCTTTAGCACTGTCAACAATTGAGCTGGCATTGAACTAGGAGCTTGTGAATCATATCTAGCTACTGGAATAGGGGATGCTGATTTTTCTAAGAAGATTGCATAGTATCTAGTTATCTGTCTTTTAATAAACCAAGCATTGTAAGCAGCTCTTAAGTCGCTTGTACCGTATGGGTTTTGAAACTTAGGATTGTTAATGTAATGGATTAAGGACTTTGGATCTATTATATTTTCTGAAGCAAGATCAACCTGAGAGTACTTTTCAAGATTACCTTGGTTGTCTGTCTCGATAATCCAACTAGCAGGATGCCTTGTCTTAAGCGTCTTAAGTGTTAGTGTACCGTCCGGTCTCTTTTTAAATATCTTTTCTGTTAGGCTAAACCCGTATTCGTATGCACTTAGTATTTCTTCTAGCTGAGCATCAAAGCTTGATTCAGTGTCTTCATTTAATGCTTTTTCTAAATCAGCTTTTACGTCTTCGTTTTTGCAAACAATATCCCAACCACTACTTAGAACTAAATCTTTTTTAATTCTTAGGGCTACTTCTATTTGGTCATCTTTAAGCATGTCGTCATAGATGCCGTATGTATTATCCTTTTGATATATATCATCGGCATTGAAAGGCTTAAGTTGTGAGGCTGGGTCCATTGAGGATTCTTGTAATGTCTTTTCGGCTGTACCAAAGTATAGTTGGTCTACAAGATTGTTTGAGTTTGCACTCAATACTTCGTCGTTATCATTGGCCATATATTGTTCCCTTAAAGTAGTACCTTATTTTCTATATCGTAATACATATCTAATTGTTTAGCATTAATTGAAAGTTGGATAGCAATACTAGACGCAATGACGCTATCGTCATGCTTACCTTGAGCGGCTTCAATCTTACCTTTGTTATTAACTAGAGTAAGGCATTCGTTTAATATCGTCATATCGTTTATTTTAACTGTACTGTTTTCGACTGCATCAATAAAAGTATTGAGCATAATCGGTCTTGTAACTTTATCAGTAATCCAACCGGCTCTATTATCAGAGTGCATATATAGATTAGGATAGTTCAAATGTTCTTTTAATTCTAGAAGTACAGCATGCCCATGGTTATTTCTCTCAACGCCTACTAATGGCATCGGTGCTCGGCCTCTTCTATAATCTTTAGCGAGCTTATTAATCTCATTAGCAAAATCAAAAGGTTTTAAATGTCCTCTTAGTATAGCAACAACTTCTCTTTTCTTTGAATCCATTACTACAGCTACAGAATAATCACCGCCTACACCTTCAGCTGTATCTACTCCGAAAACGTATGGAGTTCCAGAGATAGCTTCTTTATAAACCTTAAGGTATTCAGTTTCTCTAATTGGCTCAGGTCTGTCTTTTATAATATCTTGTATCTTAGTAATATCAATTGCAGGTGTACCTGTAGTTATGAAGCAAGTCTTATCGTCTTCAGGATACTCTTGTAGGAATGAGGATTTAGATTTTCTTTGAGAGATTTTAAACCTTCGAAAAGAAATTTGATCGTCGTTTAATTCTACTCCATAAAGTTTAATTGCTTTGTGCTTTAGTTGTTTCTCTTCAGCTGTCCATCTTATTTTCCCTCTGTTTAAACAATACTCCTCGTGCATGTACCAAGGGAAAAAGAAGTTCTTATATCCTGTCTCTCCAGTATAGAAGTCGTGGTAATGATTGAATCCCCTTGCAGTAGTCTCAATAGATATTTCTCCTGTTTCAATTGGCACTGCGTCCATTGAAGTTCTAACCTTATCCATATTATTCATTAAGGCCATTTCTGATATATGTAATCCTGAGACTGCATCCGATACAGCTTCAAGAGTACAGTAGATCTCTGAGTTTATTTCTGGGAAGTAGAGTCTATATCTAGAGCCGCCGCCTTTATCTATTTCAGGTCTTAGATCGTCGGGCATATTCTTATAAGCGTATCTGATTATTTTGAATAGCTTACCTAGAGACTCCCTATCATGAGATAGTATTACTTCAGTTTGGTTTGAGTTAAAAGCTGCTTTGTCTAGCTTCCTAAGTAGTAGGAATGTAGAGATACCAACTTGTCTTGCCTTAAGGATATTGTCATAGCCAGTCATGTTCTTTAATAAATATCTTTGAATAGAGTTCGGCTTGAACTTAACTCTCTTCTTTGATTTGTTTGTTATGTAATACAAGTGTTGCAAGCGCCACAAAGGATCTTTGAGTTTCTCTTTATCTTTTTGGGAGAGCTTCATTACTCATCTTCTAACATTTCAACAATGCTTTTATGTGATGATTTAATGCTCACTTCAGATACGTCTTTAACTTTTCCAATGGTTCGTTCTAACAGAAAGTTGAGTCTTTGATTGTCGCCTTTTTCTATAGCATTCTTTAGGATACTAATTACAGCAAGGTCTCTGCTTGGTGTCTTTGGATCTTTAAATATCTTTTGTAAATCAATAAAGGGCATAGACATATATTTATAAAGAGAGTTTTCAAAGTCGTGAGCATTCATTGACCTAGCTTCCTTAAGGTCCGCCGGTAAGTGCTTACTAGACTTTTTACCAGCCGCACTAGCTCTCGCTTTATCTTTACCAAAACCATTACTAGGCTTAGGGTTGCCTGCTTTTTTCACAATATATCTCCATATATTTATGTTCAATTTATGTTATGCGTTATAATCGGCATATTCAAGTTATTCTTTAACTATGCTTGCTGTTTTGCC